TCCAGTTACACTGGCAGAGGAAGCATTGGTTTCAACAATCGTCGAAGATGTTGATACTCAGCTTTTTAAAAATGAACGGCAGCAAGCCTGGCAAAAAATTATGCGTAGACGCCCATTGAAAGTTAAATTAAAAAGTCGTCTCAAACGCATATTTTTGCCAATTTTCTATAAAATAATCACAGTAAAAAAATCTTAAGGGCAATCGGTTGTAATTTATAAGTTCGTGGATTGTTTTTTAATTCAATCCACGATGAGCTAACTAATATCCCATCTCAATAATATTTTCTACTGGTTTATGCCATTCTTACAATGTAATTCATTGCAATGTTTTTAACGGTATTTTCGACGCCCCCTGTAGCATTCACAGTTATTCCGTGACTATGTGACCCAATAACCATTGTATGATTATGTGCACCAATATCAGTATAATGATTATGTGCCCCTATACTAATAGTATGGGCGTGATTGCCATCGGCAGAGGTGACAGCTTCTGCCCCTGTATTTGTTCCTCCTTTCGCCCACGCTGCGTTGACCAGGCTAGTTGGCCGGGTGCCATAAATAACGGCTCCATCTTGGTTGCCTGGTATACGAATACCATTACCATGCTGGTGATTCCCCTGCGCATCCGTCCCTCTGTTCCCATAATCGAAACTTGAGCTATCTCTGCGCCCATAGTCGAACGTAGATGTGGTTTTAGTACCGAGGTCAGTATTGGAAATAGATGCGCTATGCGTATGTGTCTTAATACCATCCTGTTCGAATGAAAGTATTGTTCGGTTACTGGTTGGTTTACCTTTTATAATCCACCCTCGCATATCTGGAATAATGCCCGAAGGATAAGCAAGAGCAAGTTTTGGATATGCATTTTTATCAAACGCCTGGCCAATCATTAATGCAAAACCATCCGGAATAATATCTGATGGCCAGGGAATAGGTGCACCAACGGGATATTCGCTTCCAACAATATTTTTGATATTAGAGGTTGTAAGTTCGATATCCGCCGTCCCATCAAATGCTACACCGGCTATTTTCCTTGCCGTCGCCAGCTTAGTCGCTGCAACAGCTGTTCCACCTGAAGGTAAGCGCCCGTTTGCATTATCATTCGCCGCCTTCACCGCTTTTGGCGTTGCCGCCAGAACTTCGCTGGTACTGCCCACCGCGCTGCTCAGCTGCACAAAACCTTTCGCGGTTAGCGTACCGTCTGGGTGACGTCGTGAGGCTTCATGCTCAGCCAGCAGATTATTGACGTATTCTTCGGTTGCAATAATCAGTGTGTCGTCGATGGTCAGACTAACTGCATCAGTATCTGTGACGGTGATGATCATGCGCAGGGTTTGTGTCCGGCCAGAACCTTCCTCGAGTGTGGGTTTATAAGTATCGGCCATATTACTGACCGCAATCAGGGTGCCGTCTGCAGCATAAAGGCCCATCTCACGCATCCAGAAACCACCGACTTCTGCCGGGATAATGGCTTCGGCAATAATCCAGTTGGCATTTTTATTGTCGATTTTGATGGAGTTCAGCTTCAGACGGTAGGTTTCATGGACCAGTGCCGTCTGACCCACAGAGGGCTCAGTCGCGTTGCCTTTACCATCACCGACGGCCAGATGGGTAATATTGACGTCTTTTCCGCTTTCGATGGCTGATGCTATGCGCGCCTGCCCAAGCGTGGTGACGACGGATTTAAATTTGCTCATAAGATTCCTTATCAGTCCGGATAAACAGTGAGTATTTCTGCGTCATACATTGCCGCGGCGAGATAGACGGTGCCGGGAATATCCTGAGTAATCGTCAGTCCGATCAGATGACGGCTGGCGGGCTTCGCATCATCAATCAGGCGCTCCATTTCTTCGTACATGGCTTCGTCAATTCCGGAGTCGAGAACACCGATATCGAGTTTGAACGTGCCAGGCGGGTCATTGGTTTCCCACCATTCGGTGACGTTAATGACATAACCGAGAGGCTCGACCACGCGTTTAATGGCGCCGACGGTGCCTTTATGCTGATGGATGAACCATGCAGACTGAATCACGCTGCGTTTTGTCGCCGTTGGCCATTCGCTGTCCCAGCGGTCGACAGAAAGTGCCCATGCCAGATAAGGTAAAAATTTGGCGGGGCAGGTCTGCGGATTCCATAATGTTTTTAGCGGGACATTCACACGAGCCAGTTCAGCGCAGGCTTCTGCGGCTGCCAGTTCCAGCGCGGAAGATCCACTGGGCAGCAACCTGTTACTCATCGGAGCCTCCGACGGTAATCACGTAATTTGTGCAGTAAGAGGCTTGCGTGCTGTCGAGTACAATGTCTGCGGCGGGTTTAGCAAGCTCAACACGCTGGACACCTTCAACGTGCAGCGCCGCATAGATGGCGGAAAGCCTGATATCACGCCCCAGGCGATGCTGATCGCTGATGTAAGATTTCAGCTTTTCTTCGGCGGCCAGAATGATGGGTTCAGATTCTGGCCCTGGATACAGGTAGAGCGTGGCATCAATCTCATAGGGGACGACGCTGGCAGACTGCACCAGAACACGGTCGGCAACAGGCCGGACATTTTCGTCATTCAGCGCGATACGGACTTTCGCTAATAAGTCTTCCGGAGCGATACCATTGGCTTCACGTGACAGCACTGAGATGGTGACATTGGCGGGGGAAGGACTGATAACCGAGATGTCAGCCACCCGTCCATCGGCAGATAAGCCATGGAATTCGTACGAACCGGAAGGTCCGGCAACGCTCATTCCTTCAAAAGCCTGCGGAATTCGGGTGCGAAAATCTGCATCGCTTTCCATGACGGCAGGGACTGGCGGAACTTTGGTGTTATCCGCTGGCTGTAAAACCAGGCGCTGAACATTAAAATTCGCCGCCAGCTGATCCAGATCACTGCCCGTCGCATAAGCCACCATCACGGCGCGGGCGGATTCGTTGACGCGCTGGCGCAGGATCAGTTCGCGGTAAGCGTTCTCCTGCAAAAGCTTGACCAGCGGTTCGGATTCCAGCGTCAGTGTCCGGCTGACTGCTTCTTGTTGGTCTGCCGGGTAAAGCGAAATCAGCGTCGTTTTACGTTCTTCAAGCAGGGTTTCATAATCCAGTTGTTCGACCACATCGGGGGCCGGTAACTGGCTCAAATCGATCGTTGCCATAAGTGTCAGCTCACAGGAATATTCAGGGAAAAATCCGTCGCCGTATCGTTACGGCTTCCGGTCAGTTCAATCACCATCTTGCCGTCGTAGCCGGTGTCGAAAGTGATCGCAGTCAGTGAAACGCGCGGTTCCCACTGCAACAGGGCGGTGTAACACACGGCCATCATCTGTAGCCGCAGAGCGCCGTTTTGCGGCTGGTCAATCAGCTCCGAAAGCAGCGAGCCGTAATTGCGGCGCATCACTCTTGAGCCAACCGGCGTATTCAAAATATCGCGGACGGACTGGCGGATATGGTCGAGATCTTCGATAGCCAGACCGCTGTTTCTGTCCATCCCCAGGTATTTCGGATTGCTCATTGCGGGCCTCCTGTCTGACCGCCACCGGTCTGAACACCGCTGTGGCGATGGGTGTGCACAACGATGCCGTTGGATGTCAGGCTGCCGCCGTTGTGGATTAAGTTGCCGGTCAGTGTGCCACCTTGTTTCACTTCAAGGGATCCGGTGGTCAGCTTGCTGGTGCAAACCACTTCCGGCGTGTCCAGCGTGATGCGGGTGCTGGCGGTACAGCGGATTTCGGGCGCTGTTACCTCCACTTTCTGCGAGGCGTTAATGACGGCGGTTTTAATTCCCGTCACTTTTAAAGCGCTTTGTGCCGGTTCATATTCAAAAATGGCGCCGTCCGGGAAGGCCAGATGAAGGGCGTCTGGCGAGGCCGATGGGGCGGGCGACGCATCGGAGAATACCGCCGGTAGAACGAATGCCGTATTCAGTTCGCCGCCCATCGAGAGCAGTAACACCTGCTCACCGACGGAAGGCGCCCACCAGCTGCGCGTACGGCCAGCGCGGTGCGTCATCCACGGCAGCCAGGCCGTTACATTGCTGCCCGTCGCGACGCGGCAACGTGCGTTGGCAAGATCCAGTTCTGAGACGTTGCCGATGCGTACCAGATTGCCAATCAGCCGCATTATGTCGTTGAGTTGAAGAGTCGTATTCATGGGATAAAGGATGCCGTTTCAGAGGGTTGAGCGACAACCGGTGACCGTTCGCCAGCGGCTGACACAACAAGGTTTACCGGGTCACACCGTCCAGCTGCTGATCAGTTCGCCGTTAAGATAAACCTCACGCGGGAGTGCCACGTTTTCCGGCAATGGCGGTTCTGGCAGATGGGTGATGGTGCGGACATCTTCTGCATCGGCAACCAGCACGCGCTCGGTCAGTTGCAGCGTCAGCACCAGGCTGCTTGCCTGCTGGACAAACGTGAAATCACTCAGCCGGTGGGCCGCGTTGCCGAGGATCTCAGGCTGATTAACCTGCAGCCAGTCGAGCACGGTGACCACGGCCAGATCGACCAATGTTTCGCTGAGCGCTTCATCCGTAATCGTCACTGTCAGCGGGTAGCGATATTCAAAAGAAAGCGAAGGGGCCGATGTGGCCACCACGTTGCCGGCTCCGGTCGCCAGGGCCAGTTTTTCCGGGGCGGCTGTAAGCTGAGGGATTTGTTCAATGAGCCGTTGTTGCAACTGAATCGGTTTTTGCATGTTGTGCCTCCTGACACTTTTTGATGGCTTCGATTTGTAAGCCGCAATCCATCAGCGCAGATTCCAGCTGGAGAATGTCAGCGCTCAGATCTTCATTCGTGACCGGTTTGCTGGCGGGGATCGGGCATGAGCTGACCGCCGGACAGCCAACGTAAATAATCGATGGCGGAGCTGAAGGCGGGACGCTGGTGCAGCCGGCTAACATCAGCAGGCAGCCCGGTATCAGCCCACTGACGGGTTTGCAGATTTTCATCAAGGCTCCTCTGTCTCTGTTTTTCGCGGTTTTGCATCACTTGCCGGGCGGTGCTCAGGTCTTCGCGTAACGCCAGTTCAGCCTGCTCGCGCTGGCGCATTTGCTGGTTCAGAACGGTGATCATCTGATCCCGTTGCTGCAACTGAGTCGTCAGGGCGTCGCGCTGCAGACCAGCGTTGTTGAGGTCGTGCTGTAACGAACGATTGGAAAGCAGCAGGATAGCGATCAGCAAAACCATCCCGGCCAGAAGGCACGGTAACAGGCGCATTCAGACCCCTTTCAGGCAGACGGTGCGCTCGGCATTTCGCCTGCGTTCCAGCCCGCGATTACGTTCACCATTCACGAAAACCCAGCGCGGCAGCTGGTCACAAGCTTGCTGCCACCGTTGTTGGTTGATGAAAAACGCCAGCGTGGATGTACAGGCCGCACCGGTACCGACGTTAAAACTGAATGACACGACGGCATCAAAAACTGGCTGCGGCATAGTCACCGGCATACATTTTTTGATGGCGCGCTCTGTCTGCTGAATATCTGCCAGCAGGTTTTCAGCGGCCCGATGTTCGGTAATGGTTTGTGCCGGTTTAACCCCGGCCGTGTGGCCGATGCCGCTGGTCCATACTCCTGCACTGCACTGGTAGGGCTGCAGCTGACAGCCTTCAAAATCGGTGATAAGCCGCAATCCTTCTTCCGACACCTGCAGTGACAGATAGCCCGGCAATGCCGCCATCAGCCCTAGCACGACGGCAGCACTACAGCGTTTAAGAGTTGAGGTTTTCATAGGTGTCTTTGCTCAGGCCGCTGCGTGCCAGCAACTGGTAGCTTTTGCGCCGGTAATACCAGTTGATCAGAAACGTACCGACACCCACCCCTGAGCCGACCAGAAAGGCGATGTCCTGTGATGTCAGGGTGGCGAGCCAGGTTAGCGAAGTGGCTATAAAATAGGCGCAACCTGAACTGATGCGCTCAGTGCTCAGTCCCATAATTTGATCGCCTCCTGAACCGGTTGTTCTGCAATGTCCGGTAA